GGACGGTGAGGACTTCCTCAAGCCCATCCTCGTCAACGATGTCACGGACGCCGACCAGGTTACCAACAAAAGCAAGAGCGCGTCCTCCGAGATTCTTCATTCGCGCATCTCTAGCATGAATATATTCTTCTGATTGTTTACTTAGGACTCCGGCTTTAGCTTTATTTTTTGCTACGGTCCAATTATTCTTAATGTCTAGGTTATGTTGACTTGCTACTGTGCGTCTAATACCCCACTTGCCGGGCATGATGGATCTTCTTACAGTCGTTCGTCTAACACCCCACTTCATACCTTTAGTGCCGTGATGCATTAGGTATGAATTGTAAGTCATTTCGAAATTAGAATACATTAATGCTTACCTCCTAACTTTATTTCCAAACTCTCTCATAACATTTTTGCCGATATTGTACGCTCTATCCAGCAAAACATCATTAGACGGAATAGCTCCGTATTTCTGACCAATCCGCAATGCGGTATATCCAATAAGCATCGATCCGCCTACAAATTGCATTCTTCCGGCCAAAATATTACCAACACCACGAACAGCTTTTCCAGCAGAATTCTTTGCATCTTTGACTTTTCGTTCTCTTACCGCTTGGCTAGCTCGTTTACTCATATCAGTATTTTTGACGTAATGGTCGAATGCTTCCTTATAACCAGGAATATGCCTAGAGTTATACTCAACTTTTTGTTTGATTAGCTTTCTACGAGTTCCAGCACCTTCGCCGTAGAATGATTTAGCTTTAGTGTACTCTTTTGCATCTTTTTTTGCTTTACGCTGGACACCCCACTTCATGCCTTTGATTCCGGAATGATATAAGGAAGAAGTGTAGAGATCATTGTAGTTGCTATACATTACAGAGTATCAACGGTTTCAGAATTCTTAAAATCGGAAGAGGACTTAGCCATCAGTGCGCCAATAAATACGTTTACGGCAGCAACAATTCCGGTCACCACTTCCGGATATGGCAGACCAGTAAGTCCATTAGAAATAAGAACTCCATTTACTGCAATGTAAAGGGTAATGAATGCCGGAATAAGAATACGACATACCCACTGAAGAGTGTCATAAGCTTTATTTGATAGTGTCATAATTAATGTCCTTTCGGTTAATGGGTTTAGAATCTATATTTATCTAAAGCATTTATGGATTCCATAACCTTATCTGCGGATTCTCGTTGTGTAGCATTTAGCTTTTTATATTCCTCGTTATGTGCTGATTCTCTGTGATTTTTAATTCTTTTAACAAATTTGTCGTTGTTCAATTTATGATTAGCAATTGCATATACTCCGGTAGATCCGGCAGCAATTGCGGCACCAATAGCCATAGTTCTTGAACTGTCTGCTAAACTGCCCACATACGATAATGCGATTCCAGAAACTATAGACATACCAGATATTATCGAAGCCTTTGTCATACGGTCTCTGCTATTTATTTCTTTTGCAATTTGTACGCTGTTCTTTTTCCAGTCGTTATTCATTCGTTTTAATACACCTTTAGGGTTAATGTTTATTTTTGCCTCATCATTTGTAACTTTATTCCAGTATTTTTTAGCGGCTTCTATTTTTTTTTGTTTTCCTAATTCCCCATTTCATTCCTTTCTTTCCGGAATGTGATAAATATAAGGAATAGATATTATTGTAATCAGTGTACATTATTTACCTCTATCAATCTCTATAATGAATGATTTCTCATTCTCTAATTCCGAAAGTAGGGTATTGAATTCAAATCTATATGGCTCTTCATCGTTAGAAACGATTAGAGTTCCACCGACAATCGGGTAGCTATTCATTAAACTAATCATAGTCGCGCAATTAATTACGTAGAATAGGCATACGACGCAATATAGAGTAGTATTAGTAAATAACTCATTTCTAGTGAAGTATAGAAAAGAAAAAACAATAAACGCTAAGAGCGTAATCACAGAAAATAGCTTAAATAATTTTTTCACGTCTACTTCCTATTCTTCGAAATAATGCCATTTACCAAATTAACTCCATCTTTGACGAACCTCTGGTTTCGTAGTGCATATAGACCACCAATGGTTCCACCAATAGCAATAATATTCCTTGCAATTGTGAACCCTCGGTTTAACGGAGTAGTTGATAGCCTATTGTAATTTTGCTCAAGCTCCATCCGTTTATTCAACTCACGAAGCTGATTATTGGATAAATATTTAGAGCTTTTTCGTCTAAGATTTTTAGTCTGTTTGTAGTCTTTAGAATAATGTGGATTCTTAATCCTGTTCTTTAGTCGTTTTACAGAATTTCGAATCCCCCACTTCATACCCTTCTTTCCAGAATGCTCTAGAAATGAATTGTAAACATTATTGTAGCTTGTATACATTATTTCACCTCCGAGCCATAATAAAATCTCCATTCACTTTCAGCAATTGACTTATTAATTGCATCAGCAACGATTGATGACGATGGAGGATCAAAAATTAATCGAACTTTGCAGAATACATAATTCTTAACAAATGGTCTTAATTTGCTATCTTGACAAATTGATTCCCACGTTGTTGAATTTGTAATCTCGCTAGGAATAGTAACCTTACCGATTTGATCAAGCGATGAAAGCGCAGAATGAACAAGCATTAAAATCTCTTGATCGAATGCGTCTGTATCATTTACTGTCAGATAATCTTTAATACTGCTGAGGACTGTAGCCATAATCTTGTTCCTCCTCAGGGTAGTATTGTTGATCTTGGTACTGCTGATCCTGGTAGTACTGTGGATCACCACCATTTTGAACTTGGCTCATGTCGATAAGATTCTTGTTCCTGAGCTCGTCAGCCGATGGTTCGGACGATGGTTTAAAACCAAGTGCCTGCCTAAACTCATTACCGGTTAGAACCTCATTACGGCTAAGAGAATCAACAAGGCCAGCAATCTGGGTGACAGTAAGATAACTAAATGGCTTTTGGAATGCCATAATGGCTTGCTTTTGAGACCTTGCAGTTCTTGTGAGAAACTTCCTAGTAAACTCCAAAGTAACAGCATTAATTATCGGAGTAACAACTCGGTTGTAGTAATTCGTCATTGTATCAGCAGTTGCTGTTCCGTTAAGAATTGTAGCATCCATACTCAACTGATCGTACAATGTCTTAGTTAGACTTTCGATCTGAGGTAATAGTGCATTCTCGATCGGACGATTCAACTGTGTGATCTGTTCTGTAGCATCAATGTACGCAATTCCGTACTTAGAATTATTTAATTGATCCTCAATGTTTGCTTTTCGCTCTTGAGCACGTTCTTTTTGAGAATCGCTTTTAATTGTGTACGGCAACTTAATGATCATGTCCAATTTAGAAGAGTTGTTCTTCGCATCGGATTGGTCAAGAAGACTCAACTTGTAAGTTAATCTTTTCAAAGTTGAATTTGGACTGTTCATTACTTGATAGAATGGATTCTCGATAATCGCAACTGAACGTTTCGGAAGGATTATGTCTTCTTTGTTTCCGGTTCTATCATTGTACACGTTAACTTTAATATTGTCTGGATACCACTCAATAATCTTAGCAACACGCATCGAATAAATATCAAAAGAACTGTTATTGATAATGCTACAAGATGTATCAATCGGTACTACAGCAACAACGCCCTCTTCAAGCATTGACGAGATCAGATCAATCATAAATTGCTGACTGGTTTGATCTTTATTAGCTTCTAGTTTTAGACACTCATTCAGTGTACTATCTATTGACTCACTAAAATTGTTATTATCGTCAACACGACAATGTTCAAATTTAGTCAATGACACATCAACTGAAATCCTATTCGTAATAGAGGTCATTATGGTTCGTTCAGATCCAGATATTACCATAGCTTTATCCGGTCTATAATATGAACCAGCACCATAATTGTTTAAATTCCTAGAATAATTATCTTGCTTATCTACAAGAGCATTCCAAGCATTTTTAAATCGGTCACTTATACTTGCCAATTGCTGTCACCTCCTTAATATGAACCGCGATTATCATACAATAATCTATCAGCATTATACTTATTTTCAAGTATTGATGCTTCTTTTAATCCTTTACTAGAATCATTAGTTCGTTTATAGTAATTAGTTGCTGCCCTATTAGTATCACGATTGTTTGTAGCAATACCAATAGCTGATATAGATGCTGTTAGAACTCCAAGAGCTCTTATAGTTCTATATGCAAAATTTCTATAATTATAATTCATATATCCATGATATGCATGCAATGTTTCGAATCCAGAAATTGCGTATTCGCCTTTTCTCTTTATGGCATCTGGGTCGATAATTACAGTTGGTCTTTTGGAATTGTACCCGCTATATTTTCTATCATTAATATCAATAAATCCAGAATACCCTTTTTTCTTAAGAGCATCATACATTTTATTATATGAATTATTAATACTATCGTTATGGGATCTTAGCACGTTTGCTCGATTTACAACGTCACCAATTTCTCTCTCTGATAGTTTTCTGTCGGCATAATATTTTCTTTTAGCGCTGTTAGATCCATAAGTAGATATTAAAGAATTGACAGTATTTTTAAAATCTTTATCTTTTTCGTATTGCTCATAAGCAATTTTATTAAAATCATTTGGAGATGCGATTTTCAATTTACCGGTCGCCTGGAAGGATTTTCTAAATAAAGCACCATCAGACGTATCAACACCACGACTTCGTAGAAACATATGCTCTCCAACAAGGAGAGTATTATACTTCTTTTTATCTTTTTCGTTGGTGTATACATAAAAGCCAGCGACCTTTTCATCTCCAGCAGCTTTTGTAATTCTGCCAATGACACTATTCTCATCTAGTGTATCACCAGTAGTATACCTCAAATGATTTCTATAAGCATATGCAGCAGCAACAGATCCAGCCAAAGCAGCACCAATAAGAAGTTTCTTTTCCAAATCAGTTCTTTTTACGGCAGCTATTTCAGCACTCTGTTTGCTCATGCCTTTTGCCATATATTTATTTTTTAACTTTTCTTGCCTTTTAGACAGACCGTTTTGATCGATTCTATCACGAATTTTTGAATCTTGGTACTTTGCTTTTAGAAGCTCTTTTTTGTATGAATCTTTTTCTGAACGATACTGTTGTCTTAGACCAGCGGTTCGTTTACTATCCTTACGGATTCCCCATTTCATTCCTTTGACGCCAGAATGATATAGATAATTATTCATAGCAATCAACTCATCGTGCTGGGGGAAGAGCCATTTGTGCAATTCGCTCAATATGCAAGTCTTTTACAGCTTTAGGTGTTTTGTTTTTGTACTCTATGTAGTTAAGAGCTGCAATCTTGATTAGATTTTTAGCTAGCTTTGCTCCGACTACAATTTGTTTTCTATACATAGCAGCGGTAATAACACCCTTTGCGATTTTGTTTGATCGATCATTAATCTTATAGTATTCAGCTTTTTCTTGATTTGTTAGTTTTTTATTCTTTTTAATCTTGTGGTTCATCTCATAGTGTGTATCATTCGCTTTAATCCTGCCGGCGATTACTCCGGAAAGTTGTCCAGATCCACCAAAAAATGTTCTTTTAATATTTTTACCTGCAATCGCAGCAACTCCGCCATAGCCAAGTTGTTGACTAATGGATTTTGCGTATTCGGCAGCTCTTTTCCTAACTCCCCATTTCATTCCTTTAACTCCGGAATGATATAAAGAATTATAGTAAAGATGTTCATAATCCGTATACATTATCAAAAATCACCTCACTCAAATAGATCGCGATTTAGTTTAAATGCAACATATGCGTCTAGCATAGCTGCGACCGAGTCTATTTTTTGCTCGGCTTTCTTTTTGTATAGCTTCTTGTTTCCATTGGTGTCAATTAGTGCAATAGCGTTGCCCATACAAAATGACATTAAATCTTCATCAAATAACAGACTACGATTTTCAGATAGTTTCTTCAGTTCGCCAAGAGGAACACTTTCGGTTTTTGAACCTTGCTTTACTGTTTCTATACCGAATGGCCCATTCTCAGATTCCCATCTAGTAACGAATTCTCTTGCGTTGTATGGGTCGTATCCGAACGATCGAATATCGTAGTCATTATCAGTAATGAATTTGTCTAGGTCGTCATAAACCTCTTTATCGAGATTTAGAGTGACACCATCCATCACCATCAATGATCCTTCTTCCATAAATGATTCATACTTCATTCGCATTGCAACTGGAAGTTTGTTCATTGTATCAGAAGTAATATAACATCTTGTCTTTATGCCATATTGATCGTTACCGAGTGGGAATAAAAATGTAAATGCGCAGAAGTCATCCCCACGAGACAAGTCCGCACCCATAGAGCAAGGCATCTTCCAATAATTTTGTTTCCTGTGTGGAAGAGTCTCTTCATATGTAAAGAAATATGTATAACCCTCAAGAGGTATACCAAATCTTTTTGCTAGAATATCGTTTCTTGTTGATGGGGACTTCTCAGCTCGCTCAACATCCAATTGATATGTTTCATACGAAACAGTCTTACCGATGTTTGGAGATGCTTTCATCCACATCGATGGGTCGTTAACTTCTTCAATACTGTCAAGACGATAATAAAAAATCGAAACGTGAGGATTGATGTACTTACCATGGAGAATATCCAACAACTCCATTTTAATGGTATCGCCAACGCCGTTTCGAACAGTTCCTTCTGAACTTGTGGCTAGAATAATATAGTCATCAAGCTTAGATGCACCCTGTTCGATTGCACCAATTACATCTTCTCGACATTCACCAGAAAGCCACTCATCAACGGAAGAATACTTTGGTCTAGCGCCTTGCAATTTATCAACTGACATCGGTCGAATTTCCAAAAGCGAATTCGTTAAGAAATTCTCGATTCCTTTTTTGGATGGTGTCAGTTTAATTCTATCTTTCCGACTGGCGGCAGTATTTTGTAGAGATCCATCGGTTAAAAATTTAAACAGCGGACCTCTTGCCCTAGCGATTGCCGTCTTGATTGGACTTAGAGTTTCCTCTGCTTGTTTCATTGTCGGTGCGGTTGCTATTTGAGATGTAGTCTCCGTATCAACATTAAGTCCATAAGCATGAATGCTTGACGCATATATTGATTTAGCAGATCCTCTTGATGTGATTATGTATTGTTTGTTGATTAGTCTCTTCTTGACTTGTTTAGTCACGTACTTTCCGCCATGCCCATCAGCATTTGGAACATACACTGATCTCTCGACATAATACCACCAGCCAAATAATTGCTCTGCCCACAATTTAAATGTGTCAAGCAGATGCATATCAGATCCATCGGTAAGAGTTAACTCTTCGTTACAGAATCTAATATATCCCTCAACTTTTGAATCATCGTACCAGATTCCAGGATTAGAAATAAGATCGTCTATTCTGTTCATCTCGTCAACGATCTCTTTGTTAACTGGAATTTCACCGTTAATAACTTTTTCGCGGAAGTCTCCATAGTACCAAGGAGTCGCTGTGTTAGAGAACATGTAATAGATTCACCTACTTCCAAAGTGTTGTGTCATTTGGTGTTCTGTCAACCATCGATCTATTCAAAATCTCTGTTCCATAATGAATTGCTTCGTGAGTCATATGACTTACACAAACAACATTGTCTGGATCAAATATGTTTCTAGATCTTTGCTTTATGTCATCAAGAGTTAGCGGATTAATATGATGGATTAAGATCTTGTCGTTGATTGGAAAATCCTCACATGCTAGATCACAACCATTATCTCTAATTATTATGTCGTTACGAAATGCTCGCCATTCGTATGATCGGTATAGAGCTTGGTTTAAATATCTACTTCCGCCAAATGTTGGGTGTGATACGATTCCGCCAAGTGATAAATATGCTAAGCGATCTTCATAGGACTCAAGTTCCATCATTTCAGAATATGATCTAATCATACGGTTCATCTTCTGATTGAATTCCACTATAACTTCGCATAGCATCGAGAGCTTGTTGATACAATGCTTCCGAACTTCTTGACGCTTCGAGAGATTCAGTCTTTGCCTTGAGTAATTCGTTCTCTTGGACAAGCTTTTCGTTCTCTAGCTTTTGTCTGGTCGATCCAAGTTTGAGATAATGACAAATAACTTGAGACGACGCTGTTCCATCAAGGATTTGTTGCTCAGCTAAATCTATAGCGTAGGATATAAGTTGCTTTTCCCTGGCCTCTGGCGTCAAAGCCGGTGCTAATCGCTTCTTCGCTCTTGCCAAGATTCCTCCTTTGCTTAGATTGTCTAGACTTTACAAACACTTTCATGTGCTATGGACTCAGAATGTGAGTAGTTATGCTATGCTTGAAAGGAGACTGAACGCACCAAATTCAGTTTTGGAGAGGTGTTGGTTTCATCCCAAGTCCACAGCATATGAAAGTGTTTTTCCGAAAAACCCCTGCGGGGAATTTTTTGAG